CGGAATGGTGGGTGGAAACAGAGGACATTAACGCGCCGGGGCCAATCAGGTACCTCAACAACTGGGTGGGGGCTGGAACGGGGGGCGCGTATTTCTCCGGGATGGAGGATGCCGTTGATGCGTGGTCCGGCAACGTGGACGCAGTGGACGGTGACCCCATCACAGGCCCCGTTCTGCGAGTGCCGCCTGCGCCCGCCGCACCCGTAAACAGCCTAGAACCGTCTCTTTCTGGCGTGCCAGTCGTTGGGCAGACCATAACCAGCGCAGCGGGCGCGTGGACGGGTTACCCATCCCCAGCCCTGTCGCGGGTCATTCAGGACAGCCCTGACGGGTCAACCGGGTGGGCTGACATGACGAGCGCCGCGACCTATGAACTTGAGGCGGGCGACGAGGGTCTGTTTTTCCGCGCCGCCGAGACGGCGACAAATGCCAGTGGATCGGTGGTGGCGTATTCCGCTGTGCTTGGGCCGGTTGTGGACAGCGGATATTCGCAGACACTGTACGACACAAACGGCACGGGCCGCGCATCGGCAACGCCGGGCGGTACGGCCAACCGAGTAGAGTTTTCGGTTTGGGCGCAGCCTGCCAGCATTTCCAGCCCAGCAGCGCCGCGTTTTGTTCGGTCATCACTCGGGTTTGATGTCTACACGGGGTCCAGTGGCGTGCTGTCTGTGGATGTATATGACAGCGCCGGGACGCTGGTATACCGCGCGCAGTCGGCCCCCGGCATCATCACGACAGGCAGCCAGCACGTCTATGTTTCGGCTGACTGGTCCGTGCAGACAGTTGTGGTGCGGGTCAATGGGTCGGCGGTCACCATGACGCCAAGTGTCGGGCCTCTGACTGGCACTGGCAACCTGCGCCCCAACCGCAGCCATGAGGTTTTCGGGGTGGCAGCGTCGGTAACTGATGCGCTGTTCGGGGATTTTTGGCTGGCCTATTCCAGCACAGCCCTGATCGGATATGCGGCATTCTGGAACGGCGGGGTTCCGCCCGACCTGACTGGCATAGGTGCGCCGCATATTTGGCTCGGAGGCGACTTGACTGCGGCAGACATCAACGCAGGGCAGAACAATGGGTCATCAACCATGACTGTGACCAGCGCCACGTACACGTGAGGCAGTCCCGTCGCAGATGCCGCCCGTGGTGGTTCATGGCGCTGCTGACCAGTTCTGGGGCCATACGAATGAGTTAAGGGGCCAACGCGGCCCCTTTTCCCAAGATACTGGATCACCTCCTTAACGCTGTTCGGTTGCGGTAAACAAGCAATCATCCTTTCTTCTGCTGCGGTTGATTCAGTATGGCATGGGGTTGGTGGCGTGTCAATCTGGCGGGGCGATAACCCAATCAAGATACTCCTCTGCCTGTGCGCGTGTCGTGAATGATACGCGGACTTTACTACCATGCCGAATGACCCAACGGCCAGATTCCAGAGTTGCCTTGTAGATGCCTCGGTTGATTGTCATTTCTTACCTCGGTTAATATATGCCATAGCGATGATTGTAATGGGCGGTGCGAAAAACGACACAAGCCCAAGAATCGCCGAATAGTAAATCGCAACCGACAAAGACCACAACCCCCAAATGATTGCGGCGAACATGATCGTAAAGAAGATCACAATGCCAATCGCGGAATTGTTTTGCAGGTTATCAGCACAGTATTTCAGGAAGTTATTCACAGCCACAGCCCCAAACCAAGCCCGATCCAGAACGCCAAACCAAGCGCCGCAGCAATAGCAATGCCACCACCCGGCGGAATATCAGTGTCACGCATCACGACACCGCCGTGATGATGATTGCGCAACCCCACAGTGCCGCCACGCAAACGGTGGATTCTGCTGTGATGGTGATCCAGTTACGAATTCTGTATTTCATTTGGTTCTCCTTTGTGTTTGTGTGGGTTTAGCGTGGTTGGGTGTGGTGTGTCAAGGGGTTTGTTGGGCGGCGTCCCATGCTGCGAGGGCGTCTGCGTTCTGATCCATGGCCTGCTCAAACGTGACACGCCAAGACAGATCACGACCTTCTGTGCCGATGGCCCATAGCCGCTTCACCTCTCGCAGCGCCTCCGCCAGCTTCTCCGCCGCGATGACACGGCTGGCGAGGGTGGGGGCAAGGGCGATCAGGCGGGCGTTGGCTTGCCCCAAGACCTCAACAGCCACGGGGTCTTCAACAGTGGCGTCGCTCTCTACTTGCCATTGCAGTGGGCGTTCGCAATCGTGGTCATCATCAGCAAAGCAAAGCCCGACGCCATATTCCCCGGTGTCTCCATGAGCTTCGTATGCCCACGGCCCCGGCGTCGCATCCGCCAGCAGCTTTTCCAGATCGGCCCCGGTCATTTCGGACCATCCAGCAGCTTGCCGCTGACGGTCTGCATGACGGCGACAATAGGCGTCACCAGATCGTCGGACAGCGAATGGTGGCGCGCGCACGCCGCTGCATCGGACAGCTTACCCATGTACTCACGCATGCCCACGGTTTCCGGGTCGGGCAGCGCCGCAATCCATGCGTCGGCTTCGTCCAGTTGTTCGGCCAGTGTGGTGTGGCGGTTCATCCACTCGTACTTGTCGACATAGGCGCTACTGTCTTTTGCGCGCGCCAGCCAGACGTGCGGCATTGACCCGCTTTCGAAGGTGACGTGCGCTTGCGGCATCCGCAGCCCCGCATCCGTCATAGCCTTTGCCATGGCATCAAGCCGGGTTTGCAGTTGTTCGAAAGTCATACCTTGCACTCCTTTGCAAATTCGGCCCGTGCCGCGATCAGCGCGGGCATGACGGCCTGTTTCGTGGCGCGCACAGCCGACAGGCTCGGCGCGGTGAGGATAGCCGACAACGCGGCGGCAATGCGGTCAGAGGGGGTCATGGGGTGCCTCCTGCGCCTTGGCAAGCGCCACCCGCAAGGTGACGATTTCGGCCTGCAATGCGCTTATCTTCTGTGCGGCGCGCCTTGCGCTCACGTAGTCACCGTTCTTGTCGCAGCGCATCGACAGCCAAGAGGTGCCGGACGCCGACCAGCGGGTCATTCCTTCAAGTGCGATGTCTATTTTACGCATCACTCATCCCCCTCAAACCCGGGACGGCAGATCAGGCTATCGCGCCAGTCGCACGTGCCGGGGCGGTAGGAGGCGAAAGCGCGGGCGTTCGAAAAGTTGCTGCCACAGCTCCATAAGAACGCCCCGAATTCTGGCTTATCAGCGGACACCCGGGCGCGCCCGTTTGCATCCACCGCCAGCCAGTTCCACCCCTCCGTTACATCAGACCAGTCGATGCTGGGCTTGGTCAGTACAGGGGCAGGGCGGGCGCGGTATGTGATGGTATCATCAAACTCGTTAAGAAGGCGCGGGCACCATCCGTATTGCCCCATGTACATGGTCAACCCATGCGGCCAGTTCCGCAGCGCCCGTTGCGTTTCGGCGTCCAGCAGGCCAAACGCGGTGGTCAGTTTGGTCAGGTCCACAGCCGGGGCCGCGCGGCGGATCAGGTGCCAAAGCGGCTGGGTGCTTTTGTTGATATGTACCCATGCGCCCCCAAACCCAACCATCATATCATCCGTGACGACATACTCGTAGCCAGGGTTGTTCTCACTGCCCACCACATCGCCGGGGCGCAGGTCCAGTTCAGGAAGCGTTTTGTACTCGGTCATTTCATCCATCCTCTCGGTTGCGTTTCGTGTTGGTACCACGCGGCCTGGGGCGTGTCAACAGCCAAAATTGAAGGATAGTAAGGATAGTAAACGTCTACTATTCTTGTTAGCGCTAACAGTCCAATGAAATCAATAAGATATATATCTATATAGTATAATAGTATAATAGTTATATACCTCTCTCTCTCTTTTCTCTCAAAAAAGGGCTATACGTAAGTGTATATCAGGTATAAATCTTTCTCTATATCTGTCTATATATATCTATCTAGGGTTATTGTACTAACTAAGGTTTTCGTTTGTAATATCAATGACTTACAAGTTTCTGTGATGACTATCCTGCATATCGTTAATGTTTTCAATGACTTAGGCTATAATGATGAATAAAGCGGCACGTTTGCCGCTTTATTGTGCAGTTTTGTGATGCTAGGTCAGAAACCATCGTTCTGATACCTTGCCATTGACCGGGTGCCGTTCCTCATGCTTTCGGACGTGTCCAGCGTCTGTCATCTTGCCCAGAGCTGTTCTCACATCGTCCGGTTTGTACCTGCGCAGCCGGTTTTTGATGACCCCGAACGTCTCGCCATGATCCTTGCTGATGATCTTAGTGATCCGCGCCATAAGCCCCTTGTCGGCCCCCTGCGTCGGGTCGTTGGATATGACCAGTCGCATCTTTTCGTCAACATCACGCCGCACCAGAGCGAACGCCCAACGCACATGCTCCAGCGTGCGCACCCCACTTGGCGCGGCCAGGATCATTGACACCTTGGACACCATCTCGTAACCCCGCCGCACCACAGCCTCCAGACCCGTGCTGGACTTGTGCTGTTCCGCGTAGTCAATGATCCAGTCGAGGATCGCAGCCAGTGCCGCCGCCGCCTTGGGGTCTGTACGCACCGCCATACGCGCGCCGTAGTGTTCTATCCTGTCCTTGGATGCGTCATACTCACCGCCATCGTAAAGCGTCTGTAGTGTGCGTGCCATAGGCTCTGGCATGGCCCGTTTAGCAAAGGCTTTCTTGGGGCGTGGGTTGGTTTCCCGTTCCGTCACCAGCAAGGCGCGCCCGACAAAGCCATTTGTCGCCTGTTCAAAATCCATCAACGTGTCAAACGTTTCCGGTGTGGTGAAACCCACCAGAGAGATGAACGGCTTGTTCAATCCATTGTCCAACGTGTCAACCTGTACCGTAAGCCGGTCTGCTTTGCGCTGGCGTGCGCCTGTCTTGTCCTCGTTGTTTTCCACGGCTTTCAGGTGCTGGGCGATTTCCGCAATGAGGGATTTCCGCAATTCCTCTTTCACATCACCAGACAGCAACATGAAGCCGTTGGCCTTGGAATAGGCTTGCATCAACATCCCGATGACACCCTCAAGATACGCAGCACCCCCGCGTGCCTGTGCATTCTTGATCTTCGCCAGCTTGATGCCGATCTCATCCATGACGTAAAACGCGGCTTGATGGCGGATCAGGTTTTTTACAATCTCCTGCTCCGCCTTGATTTCACCCACCGTGGCCCCGCTGATGGACGCCGCCTGGTGAATGCCTGCAACGGCCTGCAACACGCTTTCCTTGCCAGTGGCTGACCCTGCCACGCCAAACGCAAACATGTTGGCTGTAACCCCGTCCAGATCGTCGGTATAGCGCAAGCCGACAACGTTCCCCATGGCGACAAGGCCAGCGGCGACGGCAAGGTTTTCCCGAGGGTATCGGCATTGATCGTTGATCCACTGCACCACGTCACCGCAGAACCCCGGCGGGCGCAACAGGTCAATGCCGGAAATGTCCAGAGGATCAATGTTATCCGCATCTGCGGCAAAGTCATCCGCGCCGACAAATTCCACAGCCCGTTGCCATCCGCCCTGTTCCGCCAGATGGATCAGCGTTCCGATGGTGACGGGGTTTGCCGACTTGCCGAAGCTATGCCAGCGCTTTTGCATATCGCGTTCATCGTGCTTTGATGACGTTGCCGACCATTCACACCAAATATCAAAGCCGGTTCCACCTGTAGCTTGGTGGATAGCCATGCCCATCTTTACCCAGTCGTCATAATGGGCATCATCATTCGGCACATAGCGAAGCATATCGGCAATATCAGCGTTGGAAACATCAAGCGCCGTGCCATTGTATTCCGTGCGGTAGCGTTCCGGCTTACGCAGCTTGTCGATTAACGCCGCTGGCGCTTGTCCAATATCATATGGCGTGCCATCAAGCGCTTTGTATGATCCGCCTGAAGCGTGCCGTGAACCCGGCCCTACAACGAACCCACTACTTTTGAAGTCAATGCCGGGATATTCTGCGAGGTGGGAAACCATCGCGATAGTCTCAGGTATGGCATAATAAACATGCCGAGAGCCACCCCCTGAACCTGTCTCGACAATAAAATCAGCGCCGCGTATCTCTGGCGCATCATCACAAAGTTGCTCAAATGATGGAACGCCGCCATTTCGCGCGTCAACATCGATGACCAGCAAGCCTTTGCACAAGACGCCGTATCCGCCTTGAAAGTGGCCGATAGCTTCCATTGTGTCGATCTGGTCAACATCCCACTCGGGAGTATGTTGCCAGTTTGAAGCACGAGGATGCTTGCCAAGGGCGGTGCATTCAGGGTTGCCGCATTCACATTGGCCGTTCTTAAAACGCCACAAAGGAAAGATGCGAAAGCCAGCTTCGTAAAAATCGCGAAACATGGTTCAACCTTCCAAATAAGCTGAAAGCTTGCGCACGGTTTCGTAAGACGGGTTATCCGTTCGCCCCTCACGGATATCAATGATGGTAGCTGGCCTAAGCTCGGTCGCCAATGCGACCTTGCCTATCCGCCGATCCTTCAGAGCTTCCCGTATTTGTTCAAGCGTAAGCATATATACCCCTAACCGTTAGAAAATTAATGCTTGACCGTAACGCGCAATCCGGCTTAGTGTCAACCCGCAACGTTGAACGCCCGTCGTTGCAGGGCATGGCCAATGTGCCGAAGTGAAGGAATTATTATGACGGACCTAAAACCCTCTAAGCCGGAGGGGCGCGCGCCGATCATCACAATCTGCGGCGATGCAGGTACAGGCAAGACAAGCCTTGCTGCAACTTTCCCTAATCCCATCTTTATCCGCGTCGAAGATGGCGTTGATCGCATTCACTCAAACGTTCCGGTTCCCGATGTTTTCCCTGTCGTCAAAACCGAGGACGACATTCACGAACAACTGATCTGGCTTTTGAAGGAAAAGCACGATTACAAGACACTAGTCATTGACAGCGTATCCGCGCTTGAGGCCGTGTTCACCGAAGCAATCCTAAAGCAAGATGGCCGCGCGAAAACGCTTTCGACCGCGCTTGGCGGCTATGGTGCAGGCTATGCGGCGCTTGCAACGCGGCATCGCAGCATTCGTAAGATGTGCGGCACATTGAACGAACGGCGCGGCATGGCGATTGTGTTTATCAGCCACGCCGATCTGGAAACCATGCGCCTTCCTGATACCGATGATTATTCGCGGTACTCACTCCGGCTTAACGCAAAGTCACTGCCTGCTTATGTCGATGATGTTGACCTTGTGGGCTTTGTGAAGTTGTCAAGCGCGCTTCGTGGCGATGACGGCGAACGCAAGAAGGTTATCAGCAACGGTGACCGCGAATTGATTTGCTACGCTACAGCGGCAAGCGTTTCGAAGAACGGTTATGGCATTACTGAACCGCTCGACCTTGAGCCGGGTAAAAACCCGCTGCTTGCGTTCATGAAGGCCAAGCGGGCTGCGGCGAAAAAGAAGCCAGTGGCGCAACCAGAACCGGAAACGCCGGAAACACTGGATGCAGACGACGCTGATATTGATCCATCCGACTTTAACGAAGGGAATTGAGCATGTCATTTTGGGATTTAAGCGACGGAGAGAGCGCAGCAACCGGCGAAAAAGAGTATGAACAGGAAAGCGGCAATCTTGCGCCTATTCCTGACGGATCAAGCGTCTTGGCTATAATTGATGAGGCCAAGTGGCAGGAAACGCGGGACCGCGATGCGGAATTTATTTCGTTGCGCTGGTCTGTGATGGAACCTGCTGAATATGCCAATCGTAAGGTATTCCAAAAGCTTTGGGTAACGGATGACGACCCGAATGCTAAGGATGCCGACAAGGCCGCAAAGAAGCGCGACAAGGCCAAGAAGATGCTTGCCGCTATCGATGCAAACTGCGGCGGTAAGTTGTCCAAGAAGGGCGGACGGCCAAGCGATGATGACCTTGCCTTGGCGCTGACAAACCGGCCTATGATTATCAAGTGCATGGTTTGGGAAATGAAGGGCAGCGACGGCACGATGAATAGCGGCAATTGGATTGCAGCTGTATCGCCTAAAGCAAAGGGTGTTGATGTGAAGGCCGCGAAGGAACCGGCACGCAAGGCCGAACCGGCAAAAAGCGCATTTGATGATCTGGACGATGATGTGCCCTTCTGATCTGTCTCAATAATCCACCGCTGGCAGGCCGGGTAAAGCCTGCCCCATATTACAAAAGGAAATACTATGACTGACGAGCCCGCCCAAAGAACGCCCGCATGGTTTGAAAAGCGCAAAGGCCGTGTGACTGGCTCAATTGTCGGCGCAATCTTGGGCTTGTCGCCATACATGACGCGCGCCGATGCAATGCGTTCCATGGTGCGCGCCGCGATTGGCGAGCCGTCCGAATTTACCGGCAACATTGCGACCGAGCATGGCAACGCGCACGAAAGTCTTGCCATTGCAGAATTTCAGATGACGACGGAATTACGCGTTAAGCCTGCCTATTTTGTGATGCACGAGGATTGGCTAGGAGTATCACCAGACGGTTATGTCAGCGACGGCGGGCTTATTGAGGTGAAGTGTCCGTTCGGGCTTAGGAACGATCCATCGCCTATTTTTAAGTCACCAGCCGAACAGCCGCATTACGTGGCGCAAATGCAGGTGCAAATGTTTGTCACCAAGTCATCGCATTGCCACTTTTGGCAGTGGACAAGCCACGGCACCAGTTTGCACCGCGTTGAATACGATCAAGGATGGATTGACCGGAATTTGCCGATCTTGCGGCAATTTCATGCTGAGTATCTGGACGAGGTTGCCAATAACGCAGATGATCATCGCGCGCCGAAGCGTGTCGAGATTGATACGCCAGAAGTGCGCAAGATGGTTGCCGAATGGGATGATTTGAACGAACGCTTAGAGCAATTAGCCGAGCGCAAGAAAGACCTGCTTGCCGATATGGTGAAGATGGCAGGCGAAAAGAACGCACTTCTAGCGGGTCGTAAGCTGACCATGACGAAGCGGGAAGGCGCAATCAGTTATGCCAAGGCCA